TCTGCATGGTCTTCGGGCACAGAATCTCTGGAACCGTCCCAGGTATTCCAGCTCCAAACTGGACTATCATCACCCTCCGGGAGTACACCGCCCCCGCTTTGCGGGGATTCATCAATGGACTCTACCGAATCAGAAGTATCTACCGAATCTATAGACTCAACGTCTACAGATAAGTCTTCAGTTGGGGCTGAAATCTCGTTTGGGGGCACCGCTTACTCCTTTACTTTGCTCTTTGCTCTGCGATATGCAGACATTCTTTCGTTATGGTTTACCACTTTACCCGACTTGGGCTGAATGGTGTACCCCATCTTGTCTAAAATCTTAACAAAGTCAGACGAAGATTTAGCGTTGCTGCCGGCAAACTCTACAGCCTCATCAACAGAAGACGGCTCTTTCTGCTCCTCTGGAGCATCGTTACCTTCTTCCATCATCTCTGGCTCTGCGTGCCCCTCAATAGAGGTAATCAGCAGGGCTACCTTATCTCCGCCATCTTCTTTGTCCGTACTCGGCAATTGCTTTTTGTGCACCGCTATCTCCTCTTGCTGCCATTGCTCTTGTGCGTTTATTCCAAGAAGCGAACTCTTTAGGGTTTTTAAATCCTCTTTGTTCACTGTTACGCTGCTTGCGCCCTTTAATCTTGTCCATGTACTCTGAATGAGCAGAAGTACCGGGGACTAACTGACGAGTACCAGGGTGTTCGGCTTTCCACTCCTTGTACTCCTCTGGAGTATCAAAGTGTCCGATACCTTCAACGTACCCACCGTTAACTGGGACAGCGTTGCCGTAGGCAAACCCACCGTACACCGGTTTCATTACTGTCTCGCAACACTTTAGCTCCTCTCTGGTAGCAGCTAAAACATCACGGTACAGGTTTCCGCACTTAGAACAAACGCCGTCGAACATTGGCATAGCTATTGGTCTCCGATCGTTTCAGTCTGACCATCTTCGCCTTCGTCCATGAGCAATCCGCGCCTGTTCTTTAAGAATCTACCAGCGATTTCTTTAGCCTTCTTTTTTCGCTCGTCCTGTGGGGCGGCCTTACCCATGTTTCTTGACACTGCATTGGCCTCAGCGGGAGATGCTTCGCTTTCTGCTTTGTCTTGCCTATCTACAGCTACCATTTTACCGTCTCGCTCTGTTCCGTCTCGCTCTGTTCCGGTTATTCTGGCGGAATCTGCGCTGTCTTTAAAAGTTAGGTCCGCTAACTCTTTGCCGTCTTCCATCTGCATATCTGCATCAGCAAGAGGAGTGTCTAACTTTCTTTTCATAAAGCCAGAGATAGCCTCGTAATACTCTGCGTTATCTCCAGTAGACTTATCAGTTAACATCATGCCAATGGCTGACTTGTTAGAGTCTGGAGCAGTAACAATCTGGATAGATCCATCCTCGAACCGCTTATAAGACCAGCCTTCTTCGTCCTCAACAGTCTCTCCTCCTGGGAGGATACCTCTGTTAGTAGCAGTAGAAGCCTTAGCCGCACGCACAGCAGGAGAAGCCTCTATTGGGTTATTGGCGCCGCTTCCCGCAGTTATCTGCATCTCTGGCATAATCTCAAAGCCGCGCTCTCTGGCCGACATTTCGCTTCCGCGTGCCTGTCTTTGGGATTCCGCTAACCCTGCTGCTGCTTCTTCTGTTGTCGGCTCTGCTGGAGGGGCAGGCACAAGATCAGGCAAAGGATCTGCACCTTTCGGGAGTTTTCCCGTTCGCTCTACGGCAGAGATGTAGCCTCTCTGCGCTGGATATTTAGCCCTTAATGACTGAGCTAAATTTTCCAATGCTCGGGTGTCTCCCTGGTTTTTTACCTCAATTAACTGCCTAATTTCATCAGCAGTAAGCTCTGTAGAGGTAACTCTACCAATGTTAACGGCTTCCCTTGTTTTTGAAGCTGCACGCTCAGATAACTCAGTGGCACGAGTCTGACTTCTATCTGCCATCTCCTGTGACTGCTGTTGAAAGTCAGTCTGTCCGGTAAATATTCTCCAAGCGCCATCTCTAAATTCGGCTAACTGCTCGCTAAGATCTGCCATGGTTTACTCGCTATCTCTGAGGTTGAGTCTTTTAGTAAGTCTGTTAGCTGTAGCGTTAATGTCTACACCATCAACGACTAATGGGCCAGCTTTGCCGCCGGGGACGTAATCTTCAGACCGACCAGAACGATCAGCGTCAGACATTAGACTGCTGGATCTGTCTCCCCCAGAGTTTGTCTTTGTAGATGCAACAGGCGCAGTCTCAGAAGCGCCAACTGGCTGATCAGAGTCTTTCTGGGGCATCTCAAAGACAGAGTTAATTGCATCGTAGAATTTATCACCGGCCTGTAACTTCAGACCTATAGCCCCTTTGTTACTCTCTGGAGCGCCAACAATTTCAATTGTGCCGTCAGGAGACTTTCGGTACTCCCATTCACCTTTCGGATCTGTAGGATCTTTTATCTGAATATCTGCCCCATCTGCTTTTGCTTTTGCAGCAGCATTACGGGTAGAATCTATAGGCTCACTGGAGGCGATTCTTTTTTCGTCTGCTGAATCTCGCATACGCCCAACCAAAGCGGAAGTTTCTGCCTGCTCTCTCTCAGAAATGTCCTGCTCTTTCCGGTCTTTAACTTTTTTGCCCGCTGTTTTAGCGGCGGCGCGCATGTCCAATCTTTCTTCTGCCATTTTAGGCTCCTACTGATTCTTCATTATTGGGGGAACAGAAACAGACTGCGGTGTTTGACCGCCTGCCATAGCTTGTAGTGGGTCACTGGCTACACCTTGCGTCTGCTGCATGGTTTGAGCTTGTGCCTGTGCTTGAGCTTGCGCTTCTTGCGCCATCTTTTCTGCTGACTTCATACGGTCTTTAGGTAAGCCCAGCATGTGCAGAAGATCCGCTAAAATCTTACGCTTATCCATCATAGGATCGGTGATTAGCGGCATAATAGTCTGAAGGTTCTGAAAGATAACAGACTTGGCAGACTCAGGAGGAGAAGCAGTAACGAACTCGTAGTCGTATGTTAACTCCTCCATGTACATATCCTCGAATCGGATAGTAGCAGGAGAGAACTTTTTAACTTCGTCCTCAGAAGTGCGGACGTTAAACTCTGCCCGCTCTCCCAGAGCTACAGCAGCAATAGCAAGGGTCTTCATTCCCACTGCTGCCACGGCTCTACGTAGAGTAGTCTGTCTTCTACCATTTCTGGAACGAGTAGCTTGCTCCGCAAGCGCTACCTCAGTAGCAACATCAGCGGCACCGACAACTCCGCGAGCAAATGAGGGCAACGCTAAGACGTACTCGATAACGTTTCTTGCTTGCTCTCTCATTCTGTAGAAGCTGGGGTTGTTCGGGGGAGCCTGACTCCACGTTAGTATGTCAGATATGCGAGTACCCTCTGGCACGTCTAACGGTACCAGTGCTTGTGGGTTACTCGCCTGCTGAAACATGGCTATTGCTTCCTCTGGCTTATCCAGCTTAGACGTATCCATAATAGGAAAAGGTATAGAAGCCAGAGCGTAACGAAGCTCAAGAGTGTCAATTTCATTTAGCACTCTCAGGGGTTTTTCAATTAGCTGCGCGTCAGAAACACCAGTAAGACCTCTAAGGTCACTGTTGTAGATTAGCGGCGTGAACGGATTATCCAGCCTTTTATCCATTTCTGTTTCTAACAGCGGCTCATCCCAACTACCTTCAGCCCACTGAGAGTAACTGTTAGAGGAAAAGTCGTAGACTTCGTACACAAACGTGAAGTCATACAGCCCACCTTTCACATTACCCAGCTTAGGAGTCTTGGCGTTGTCCTGGTTCTCAGCGTTGTTGTACTGTTTCTGGTTCTGCTTCTTGAACTTAATGTTATCGTTCTTCTTCCACGTACCATTCTTAAAGCGGGCATCCCACTCAGAACGGGAGATCACGATTAGCTCAATGACATACCGGACATCATCCCAATGCTGCGCTTTTCTATCGTAGAATAAGCGCCGAGGGTCAACAACTCTGATTATTGGGCGGTGTCGTCTGGCGTTCCAGCCCACTTTGAGGAAAGCTCTACCGCATATCGAAGCTAAACTCTGGTACTGCCAGAGTATAGAGGTGATATCGTTCTGGTCGAACACATCTCTAATGTAGGCTGCTCTAATCTGAGCTAACTCATTCAACTCTGGGATTTTAGCTCGGACCTGCACCTCTGCGTTAGGTAAACCTGCCACTGCTATCATTGAATCAATGAAAGCGAATAGGTAGTTAGTCTCTAACGTGGGCTCGTTTACTGCTTCTGAGTCATATTCGTAGCCAGTAACCGGGTCAATTGCTGGAACTTCGGCAGAGCCACCAGAGTAAAACCCTCCACGGTACCATCTAAGGTACTTGTCCCAGACTTTAGCTTCGTTTTCGGTTTTAGTGCGGTGTACTCGCACTAACTCTTTGACGATCTCACCCTTCATCTGTTTTTAACCCACATTGTCTGTACTATATCACGAGGAGAGGGGTAGAACAAGAGGTATTATTTCTTTGTTCCGTAAAGACTGGGCGTTAAGGCTCCTGTAATAGAGGCCCTTCTACGCTTGTGAGTGTTTCGGCGGCGATACTGTAGAGATTGCGCCTCAGTCCAGTCATTAGACGAGTCGGGGAACTTGACAATGTTGCTTTTTGGAGTAGCAGCCCTACGAGGAATCCGGTAGGCCACCATCAGCCCGACCATAAGGGCGGAAACACGGTCCCAGTGATGCTTTTCTCGCTTGTTTCCACGCTTGTTATTCTTGCGCATGACCTCTTGACGGGGCGTATCGGCTGTATCCTTGTCCCTACGGTACGTTTGTAGCTGCTGAATGGTCTGCTTTTCGTGAATGATTAAATCATCCAGTAGTGAGTCCACTAAAACAGCCATAAACTTAGACTCAGAGTGCTTGTTAAGTCCAGGCTTACCCTTATTGTGGTACAGTTTACGGTACTGCATCATCTTAAGAGCAGTAAGAACACCCTGCCCAACGCCGTTATCCTCTACAACTATGAGCGCATGGTTGTATTTAACGCCAATAGACACCAGAATATCAGCCAAAGTAGGCGGATCGGTGTGCGCAGAGTAGACAGCTACCTGCTCAATAGCCTCTGACGTAATCTTGAGTACGTGAAACGCCGCATTATCACGCGCTGCGAAGCCAACAGGATCAACACCAATAACGTATCTGGCGTTTTGTGTGGGAGGTTCAAACTCAATGTAGTCACCGTTGTTAGGTATGTAGCTCCTCTTAAGATGGCGCTCTAAGGCATGAGCTGGGACCGAGCTATTAGCAGCAGTGATCCAGCACGTTAGATCATCGGAGGGATAGAATACGTCAAAAAGCCGGGGATCTCTACGGATCTCAGCGTCAGTATCCATGGTTACTCGACGGAACGCAAGATTTTTTAGCGTTAATCCGTGCCCATTGTGGATATCACCGTCTGAGTGCTCGTTAAGGAGCGTTAATTCTTCTTGGGTAGGGGTCCAAGAGTTGTCCCAGATACGCTGGTTAAGCAGTCCGTCCCAATAAGGGACAAAAAGGTAGAGGTGTCTACCCTTACCCTCACTCGCAGTGATGCAATGTTGGTGCCAATCGGTATCTACCTCCCAAGGAGTAGACTCCCAAATAGCTAAACAGTTGCGCCTGTTGCGAATAGAGGGCCAAATGAGCGACATGATCTGGTTAAAGTTGTTCCAGAAACAGCACTCAGAAGCGTGGAACGAGTCCGGCGACTGACCAACACCGACAGCCTGTGATTCAGCAGAAAGAATACGCATTCTGCCGCCAACAGACTCATCAAAAGTAAGCTGGCGGGATTCTCTACTGGTTTTGGTCGGTGAGCGTATCTTTTCCGGCCAAAAAGTATGGAGAAAGTGGACTCTGCGGTGCAGGTACTCAGCTCTCTTGTCATTATCTGCAATACAAACGTGGTCGAAGCCAGGATTGTAGGCGGCTTTAACGTAGCCGCAAAACTCGGGTACCGAACTCTTACCAATCTGGCGGCATCCGAGTAACGTGAGGAACTTAGTGAAGCCCTCGGCATTCCGTGGTGGATTAGAATAGTAATCCAGTATTATATTCTGCGATTCTCTGGTAATAGCAGTCGGACTAAACTTTTTTAGACTTCCGCTTGCCTGATCGTGAACCATACCGAAGGCCGGTAGTACGATTTTCGGATCGCGTAAGTTCTGGAGTGGCAGTTTGGACATCAATCACCTGCTGATCAGGAGTAGACTGCAATAGCAACTGCTGAATCAGGGTAACGTCAGTGCTACCATTGTTAGTCTTGTGTTTAGCAGCCAGGGCTTGATACTGAAGATTGGCTAATCCTTCAACAGCTTTTGCTTGCCCGACCGAAATCTTCCCTTCTAACACCTGCTGCATGACGATATTGATATTATCAATGTAATCGTCAAACTCTCGGACCTCTTTCCTATTGGTAAGGAGCCCAGGAGTAACAAGTGCCGGAAGGGAAGACTTCTTAGCCACGTTTAGAGAGCCATGTAGGCTTCGATATCACGCTTACGGTTGTCGGGTCCGGGAGCGATCACGAACTTACGGCGACCATCAAGAGCCTTGTTGACCTTGTAGATCCGCTGGCGGATACTGTTCACCTTAACACCTGGGTAATCAGCGCGAAGCTGATCAACAAGAGCGGTAAGATCCACAACGCGGTGAGCATCAGTCTCACCGGTACCGGTAATGGAGTTAGCAAGAGAAGCAACGAAGTCGCTCTCAGCAACATAGGTACGTGACTCGGGCTGAACGGGGGCCTTTTCGATCTCGGCCTGATCTGCGGTCTGCTTTGCCATTGTGGACACCTTTTGTGTTTGGGTTTTGTTTTTGGCATCTTTATAATAGTCTATTTTGATCTATAATGCAAGAGTCTATCGTAGTCTTTTTTGAAAATGGTACGCCACCTGCTCCCCCACTAAGACGTGCGGCATTAAGGGCCATTTCCAATAAGTCCACTTACTTAAATGGAATCCAACCAGTAGCCCCTGAAAACGGCTTGAAACTTTCAAATCAACGTTTGAATCTAAACTGTCAAGATTATGTGAAGTGGAGGTTGAACCTCACTATTTAGTGAGTGGACTTGTTTTGTCCGCTTCCATTCAAACTCTGTTCAGTGTCAGACCGGCCCAGGTTGAACCTGCCATATGCTTAAGTATGTACACTTAATCCTTTTTCAAA